TTAACAGCCGCCGTAAGTTTATATTTTAAATATGTTCTTCTTATACCATCATAATGATATTGAGCATAATACTGTAATGCCTCGTCAATTCTATCTTCTAGTTGTTCATCACTAGCATTGACTTCTATGACAGGCTTACCTAGATTTCTCAAAGCGTACTGTTTTAATGTTTCTCTTGTATTTGGGTTTGCCATTAATATACCTTGTTTTTATACCTTTTCAGGTATATTTATAATACTATCCAAGAGCAACTGCTTGGGCAATGGCGAAAGGTCTACTTGCTAATGAAATACCAGCAACTTGAACATCTGTAGCTGCATTTACTGTTCCTGAGAATGTTCCGTTTACAGCACTTGCAATCGAACCACTATTAATAGATAATGTGCCGTCTGTCAAAGTTGTTGATGTAATACTTGTAATACCAGTAAACGAACCAGTTAAGGAGTTACTTCCACCCGCTATTGTTTTATTTGTTAATGTATCTGTTGTATCTTTTAATACAATTGTTCCTGTTGCGTTTGGTAATGATATTGTTCTATCTGCTGTAGGATTTACTGTTGTTAAGTTTGTTTCGTGTTCATCATCTGCTGAACCTTCAAATTTCAACGAGTTTTGTACCTCAATTGTTGTTGAGTTTACACTTGTTGTCGTTCCTTGAACAGTTAAGTTTCCTGTTATAGTTGCACTACCGCCTACTGTTAACGCACCTGAAACATCTAACGCCTCATTGATTTGTATAGATGTTGAATCGGAAGTTGATAATGAAGTACCAACTATTTGTACCGAAGTTGCATTAATAGCACTTGTGCCATTTCCTGTTAATATTGAATTTGAAGCAAGTGTAGCTACACCTGTTCCACCTGAAGCAACACCAATTGTTTCACCTGATTGGTATTCTGCAATACCAGTAGGTGTTCCACTTGTAAAGACTAGTCTTATTGGTGTTTTATCTGCCATTTATATCTCCTAAAACAAAAACGCTGGATTACTGTCGTCAAAGGTAGCAGAACCGCCACCTAAAACAGGACTTTCTAATCCACCGGCAGCTGTATATACCTCTGTCATATTAGCTGCACCTGTATTTATATTAAATCCTAAATTTGTTGCTACGGTACCAAGACCAATAGCTCTTGTAAAAATCTGTACATTCTTTTGTATTTTTCTAACAAAAGTAACATCTCTAAATGCTGAACCTACTTGACCAACATCATAAGCGTTATGTGTATCAGGTGTTAAATCTGTAGAGATAGATGTTAAATCTACCGCTGTGCTTTCAATAATTTCCTTAATAGTGATTATATCTCCAGAAATCGGAGCCGCACCAAAGGTTAAAGTCGTTCCTGAAACTGAATAGTCGGTAGTTGGTCTTTGAAAAACACCATTTAAAAATACCATAACATTGGTTGCATTTGCACCACTTGTTACAGTATAACCAACTGTACTACCATCACCTGTGTAAGCTCTAACTTCACCTTGTACATTTACACCACCACCACTTCCACCAGAAATAGTAATAGTTTTTGTAGCACCTGTACCTGAAGCAACAACACCTGAACCTACGAAATTAATTGTAGAAGCTGCTGTTGATAATGATGAACCTTCGTCTTGTATTGTGATAGCACTACCGCCACCACCTGTACCGTCACCAATTACTTTGATAGTACCACTATCGTTTACATAAAGTTTCTGAGCGCTAGTGTCGATTGCAACTTCACCAGATACAATATCACTTGTAGTAGGTGTAGATGTTCCTCTTTTGAGTTTTATAACCGTTGACACTAATAATCTCCTAAATCAATTATGTTAATTAAAATGTACCGCCGTCAATACCTGTAACCGTTACTGCACCTGAACTTACTGTGAAGTTAGCTGAAGCAAATGAAGCCACACCTTTATTTGAAGTTGTTGCCAATTCAGCAGCGAGTGTTAATGTATCTCCAGAAACAGATGTATCAATACCTTCTCCACCAGATATAGTTAATGTGTCACCTAAATCTACTGCGTTAGTTGTTCCACTATCAGCAGCTACAGAAATTGTAGAGTTTGATAATTTAGCATTTGTAATTGAACCTGCTAATTTAGCGGTTGTAATAGAACCTGCTAACATAGCATTTGTAATACCTAAAGCCTTAACTCTTAAAGCGTCTGAAGCAACTTCAATTGAACTGTCATCTACTGCAACATCAATTTGATTACCAGTTTTAGTTAATGCGTCACCGGCACTAATTTGACCTGCACCAGAAAATTGAGCAAATGTAATTGAAGTAGAACCAAAAGTTGGTGTACCGTTGTGAGTTGCAACATAACCGTTATCTGCGTTTGCTGTACCTTGTTCTACGAAGAAGAAAGTACCGCCTGTTAATTCAGCAGCTGTGTCTGCGTCTGGACTTCTTGTTAATACGAACACAGCAGAACCAGAACCTGTTGCTGTTACTTTATAGATACCGTTTTGTACTGCACTTGCCTGGTCTTTAACAAGTATTCTATCATTAACTGATACCGTAACACCATCAACTGTCAATGCACCGTTAGCGTCAGCAGTTAAAGTACCGTTACCGTTATTATAAGTTACGGCTGATAATGCAGCTGCCGTTGCAACAGCACATGATTCTTTTACATCAAGTCCGTTTGCAACACTATCCACATATGCTTTTGTAGCAGCGTCTTGGTCACTTGTCGGGTCAGTTACACTTGTAATTCTACTAGAGTTTACATCAACTGTACCAGAACCGTTAGGGTCTAAAACAAGATTGCCATTTGAGTTAGTTGTTGAAACTGTATTTGCGTCAATCGTAATGTTATCAATTTTTGCAATTGTAACTGGTGTTGTGTTACCAACTGTACCGCCTTCGATTGTAGCAGTATTGATAGCAGGACTTGTTAAAGTCTTATTTGTTAATGTTTGTGTAGCAGCTAATCCTGCAAAACTTTCAGATTGTAAAGCAGTATTAAATTCTGCCAAACTACCTGTTATTGTGTTAGTCGCTAAATCAATTGATTTGTTTGTAAGAGTATCAGTTGTTGCCTTACCAACTAATGTATCAGTAGCCGCTGGCAAAGTAACTGTAACATTACCTGAATATGCCGAGTGAGGTGATGATTGTAAAGCTGTGTAATGTGCGTTAGAACTTTCACAATATAATCTTATTGCTGATTGTGTACCATCATTTTTAATTTCAATTAAACCAGTTGCTAAATTAATTCTATCATTACCAGCAATTTTAATGTTAATTGTATCATCTGTATCAGCTGTAATAGATGTATCAGCGTCTGCGTCTAATTTTAACTCTGTGCCATTCATATCAAGGCCGTTAAATACGGCATTGGCGTCAAAGTCAATTGTTAGTGTATCACCTGATAGTGAAGTTGCTAAACCTGTACCACCTGTAATTTTTAAAGTTTCAGTTAATAGATTGATTGATGTTGATGTGGAACTTTCATCAACTAAAGTAAGTGTCGTTGCTGGAGCGGCAAACGATAACCCACCTGAACCGTCTGTTGTTAATACATGACCATCTGAACCATCTGCACCAGGTAAAGTCATTGCAAAGTTACTTGCTACACTATTAGGAGACTTTAATGAAACGAAATTAGAACCGTTATTTGTTCCTTCGTTAAATTTAAGTGTACCACCAACTGTTGCCGAGTTACCTATATTTAATGTATCTATTGCTGAATTTGAGTCTGCTGTTAAAGCTGAACTTGCTGTAAGTGTACCATCTACATGGTCTAATTTATCTGCGAAGTATTGACCGCCAATAACTGTAACATTATTTGCGTCACCGTTTCCATCTACGCCACCTTCACCAACAAATAATCTATCTCCTAGGTTTGCTTGAGTACCTGTACCAAAAGTATAGGCTAACTCTCCTAGTTTAAGCGTTGAAGGAGCGGAAGTATTCGAACTTCGTTTTATCTGAATTACTGTTGACATCTATTTGCTCCTAAAAATTGCCACCGTTAAACACTAATGTTCCTGTAGTAGTATCTAACTCGTTTTTTGTTTTAAATTTATCAGAGGAAGCGTCATATTGAAGTAATGCACCGTCATTTAGGCTACTCGAATCAACATCTGTAAGATTTCTCAATCTATTGACATTCTCAACACTAACATTTGTACTCGGTACTTGTACAGATACTTGTTGTGGACCAGAAGATGTTGAAGATTGAATATTCGCTCTTACACCACCAGTCTGATTAATTCTAGCCTTAACCATTAGGTTCCTCTCTCTTTGTAATATTTATAACGAAAAGACTCTACGGAAAAAACAATTATACTTTAGGATTGACGGTAATTACGCCTTCAATTACTCTGGTAACTGTACTTGATGAGGTTTGTGTTATATAAACATCATACACATATCTTGATGGAGCGTCTAAAGCTCCTGTTTGTGTATCGTTTAATGATAATGTTATTACGCCAGTTGCTGTATCGGCAGCTATTGATACTGTAAATGATACATTTGAACTTGCGCCATAACTCTTTGCAAGTTTAGCTTCAGCAGTATAACCCGCTAGGTCTACTGCGTTGCCGTCAGAATTAGTCACAGTTACATCTGAACTAAAACTAGCGCCTTGGTCTATTCTAAGATTTGCTACCGCT